CCAGCCTCATCGCCGAACTCTTCTATTGCCTGCCTTGGGTTGTACACTACTGTAATGATGATGCCATCGACAAGCTTCTTGCTATTCTCTATTAGCTGGTATGTGCCTATCACTGAATTGCGGTAGTTAAGACCTGTCTTTGGTGTCCACTCAGAGAAGATTGATGCAGGGCCAAAGTGAATCAGCGACCTCAGTACATCGTCAAGCTCTGTTATGAAGTTTGAATTAAAGATATGCGAGTGCGCTGCCTCAGTGAGCATGGAGATATATCTCTGTATCTCGTCCGGCAACGTAGCCTCTGTACCAACCTTGATAGCAAAGAACACCTGACCAGCAGGAAACAATATATGCTTTAGGTTAGCTACCATATCCTCTGCGTCAAGCATCGGGGTCATATCGTATATCTGACGGGTACGTCTTGACCCCTCTTCAAACTTAGAAGTGATCTGGACATACGGGTACGTGAAGTCAGAAGTGTCCTGCCACAGTTGTCTAATATTAGACTGTGCTGACAAGTAGACGTTTCGCATTTCTATAATCTGTTCTGGTGTCACTCTAGTACCTTTCGTATTCGTTATCTACTACACTACAAGTGTTGTTTTTTCTGTAAGGGTCTACCGTACCCACCCTATGCCCACTGCACGCCAAAGTAAAGTAATTCAACGCATTCCTGAAGTGTTCTTGCCTGTTGCCTGTTGGCCGGTACCTAAACACCATAGTACCTCTACGTTTATCCTTTTCCTCAAACTTAGCACAGTTACAGCACTGTTGTATAAACTCGTCTATCTCGGGGCTTCTAGCTGGCAATACCGTATCACCAGAAGATAATCCCCTATGTGTCTTATCAAAGATACCAGTCCGATGCGCTTTAACGACACCAGTAGTCTCGTTAAATGCAGCTTCTACTACTTGGTTATCTGTGTATTCGCATAAGAAAACACTACAATTTAGCTTGTCTGCATTCTGCTGGAAGACTCTGGCCTCGTCTTCATAAGGCCTTATGTCTACCACGCAACTCTTTATATTGTATTCTTTTATCAACCGCAACATCTGGTTCCATGCTTCAGGCCCCTCGATAGTCTGTAAAGCCCTGACGATCTCACTCTTGCCGTCTGCACGTTTCAGTCCTATTACAACATGCTTGACCCTGCCAACGTCAACACCCATAGCACAAGGGCCGGGGTGTGACAGCGGTGAGAAGTCTGTCGGGCTGCAATTCCTTCTTACATCGCTAACTCTTAGCTTCTCTGCTCTATCCGAATAGGCCATGCCCAACTTCAACCTGCACACATCAGCAAGATTACCGAACGGAGGATTCACATAAGCCTCAAGTATATCAGCAGGATCATTGAACGGTGTCATCAACTGTGACGCTCTGTAGCCGTGCATATAATCCGAATTAGCCTTTACCTGCGGAACCCACTCACCAGAGCCAGTTCCAGCCCACATGGGTATCTCACGGCCGCATTTATCACAGCCAACATACCCAGTCCCATCATGGCGAATCTTAACACAGCCAGGGAAGCTTAGTTCTGCACAAGTCCACTCACTACAATGGAAGCACTTTCTAAACCAATGCCGCTGATCTGACTTCTTAAAGATTAAGTCAATCCCAAAATCCTCATGTGATGGATTACCAAGGTAAACCTCATGCTTATGAGGGGACATATTCATACTCTCAATATACTTGACGACCGCAACCGGGTCCATAAAGTCAACTTCATCAAACACACACTTATCAGCAGAGAAAGCCGAAGTCTTGGAAGACGTACTCTCGTCAGTATCGCCAACCTTCTGGCCTAATCTAGCACCAAGCAAGAACAGCATTGAATCCCGAACCCTTTTAAGCGAAGTAGTGTCGGTTGAACCTGAGACATTCTTTACATACTGACCAATAGCAGTAGGGTTTGAAGCGATCAATGGCTTAAATATAGACTTACTAAACGCACTAACCTCATCCATAGTAGGGAAGATATGAGCAACGCCCATCTTGTACTTCCCGGTTATCATACCATGCAAGTCTTTTAATGACTCATTTATCGTAGCACCAAAGCATTGCCGAGCCTTCATGTAGCAAATACGCTGAGACTGAGAAGACATAGTCTCCTGCTGGTACTCAAACCCCTTAAACGTAAACGGACCTGCCTGGAGCTTAATCCCCCACTGGGAAGCCCAGAAGCCGGGGTTAGCCGTCATCATCTGTTCGTTTAGGATGTTTGGGTCTGTGCTTAGCATTTATTTCTTTATCTTCTTTCTAAATATCCTGTCATACTCTTTATCGTACTTCGCCTTGTCTACGGGGCGGGGAGTGTCGGTCTTGCCTGCGTCGGATTGGCTCATCTGTACGGACTCGTTTCTTTCCAATTCGGGTACAGCGTATTGTGCCGTTTAATTCTAAAGTAATACCTAATACGCTCTAATATGTTTAAATCACGAAAAGCAATACCGTCAGGTTCTATCCAAGACATAACCCATTTATTATCTACTCTCGTTATCATCTTCTTACTCATGCCTTGCCCCACTTAACATAAGTTTCTTTCTTGCCGTTCCTGATGCGATTGTCGCCGGGCTTAGGGACAGACACCTCTTCTATATGTTCACAGCTACCACCGGTACAACACTGGCTCAAGAAGTGGCCACAAGTACAATGCCACATAGGAATATCATAGCCGCTCATATACTGAGTTTGAGTGTAGCCGCCGATACTGAAGGAAGCTAACTGATCAACTTCTATTCCGCTTATTGTTGTCATTCTTCTACTCCACTATCAATCACATAATCGTCTTCACAACCAATACCACAGAACCAACTAAAAGCATTGCGGCGTTTCTTATTGCACTGCAAACACAACTCCTGTGGATCAGCAGGCCAGTCCATGTTAGCCAATAGTATCTCACGCTCTGTTAATACGTGACCCGGCCTAACTGATGCCTTTTCCATCTGGCACAAACTACAGTCATCGTGGTAATAATCGTGATCGTGGTTTGTCATAACACACCATCTATATACTCTCTAACACCATCAGCAACATCCTCAAAGGAGGTAGAGGCAGGGGCGGAACCAAATCTATGAGAACCATCCTTAGTCATGCAAATCTGCTTAACACACATATTGCCAAGCCTCTCTACTATCGAACAATCGTAACCTCTGTATTGAAAATTCATATTCTATCTCTTTCTTAATGTGCCGTTTCTAGCGATTCCTGCGGGTTTACACCACTGTCATAGCCGTTATTAGCGTTTAAACACCCATCGTATATGTCACGCAACGTATTAACCGCAGCAAAGCCCATACATCTAGGCTTAAGGTATGGCATTTTCTGCTTTTCTAGCCTCTCACTCGCGTTTATACTTTCCAGCACAGTGCCGGGGATGTCATGGCCGTTAGGGTCTTTCATACACAATACCTCAATGCCCAATATATTACTATCACCACACCAGCGGTAATGCCGGAGATGATGAGGGCACAGGATATATCGTATTGCTTATCTGTCATTGTCATGCCGCCTTGTCTTTTATTGCTTTAGTCTACAATTAGTTAATGGCAAGTAGTATTATACCCTGCCGTGGCCCCCTTGGGGGTCTTTGCCTTTTCTAGCCCCCCCCGTCCCGCTCAGTCCCTGTTCTGCCTTATTCCGACCCGTTGCCCCAATACTGCCTTAAATGGCTCCTTGCCCCCTTGTTGGCCCTGTACGGGGCTGATACTGTTATTGGCCTGATATGGTACTTTACTACTCATTGACTGATGTATTGCCAGTGGTGGGCGTGTGGTGAGGTGCATTATGCCTTAGCCTCCATGTTACCGGATAGAACCACGTTAGCTGCCCTGATCGCCTCTTGCACCTGGTCTGGGCTAAGGTCGGTAGGTGTGTCGGTAGTAGTCTGATTGTCCTTGTCCCATCCACGGAGCCTAGCCCTGCCTGTGACGCAGGTGGAGGCAGTGCTAAATTGCTTGTTAGCCTCACTAGCTTCCATGATACGCTTATAGTCCTTGTCGCAGTCCTTGATGGAATACTCGCTCATATCCTCTACTGCCGCCTCTTTTGCCCTTATAGCTGCCTTTACCACTTCTTTCTCGTACAATCCCGTACCTTTGCCGCTGTTAGCATAAGAGGGCTTATATCCCACTGTTATCAATGCTAAGGGTTTATTCCTGCCATTAGTGACATATTCCCTGGCTATTGCCCTTACTACGTTTGGATCGCTTATTGTTGGCATTGTATTATTCTCATTGCTCTATTGATTAGCTGGTTAAGGGCTGTATGTTTTAGTGGTTTATTGCTTGTACCCACTTTAACCCTTACTCTGTTTCTGATCTCTTTGGCTGTTAAGGGTAGTGTTGGTTTAATGAACCTGGCTTTTATCTGTTTAATCTTATCTACTGTTAAGGGCTTCATTGCTTCTCTTATCATTGTATCTGTTGGCATTACTTCGCCTCTATGCAGTTTAATGCTTCTTTTGGTGTTTTCAGTGGGCTTATGCAGGGATAACACCTTCCTTTATAATGCCATATTAAACTTATGAGCTTTGGTAGTCCATTGTTATCCATTGTATGCACCTTTTAATGATCTGTCTTGTTTTATCGCTATAAGAAGCTGACTTGAACTGTTTTAACCCCTTTACGCTTAAGTGACCGGTGGGCCGGGTTTAGTTTCTATTCAGCCTCTTATAGTGTTTATTGCTTTGTTACCCTTACATTGTCTGCATGGTAGTTTTATGTTGTCTGAGCATTTATTACATGCACTTTTAATGGTATTGCTTTCGT